AGAAGACACGTAGCGATCAATACCCATGATAGACTTACGCGCCGCAGGTGGGATCACCAAACAACGATTGTCCATAGGTACGCTAGCATCGTCCATCAACTTGATAGCTTCGCGGAAACCAAGATCAGTAAAGTTATCACCGTCAGTTACAGTGTCAACTGCAAAAGGAGAAAGACCTGTAGCAGCGTTAAAGTAATAGCTGTTACTGTTAACCCAGTTTGCACCAGTGTTAGCAGGAGTAGTAGTACGAGTACCATTGCCAAAGCCAGTGGCAGCATTCATCAGGTCAGTATCAACCGTAAGAGCCAATTGATAGCCAGCATCTTCAGTGTAGAACTGACGCAGAGAGGACAGAGCCTGTACTTCTACGATATCTTCGATGAAACGTGAGTACTCAAAGTGTCGATCAATAGTGATCTGCAACTCAGTCTCAGTGTTTGCTTGGATAGTGACAGCAGTGTCAGCTACCTTAGCATTTGCTTCACCACGAATGGGCTTAGGTACGTGAATCAAGTCACCTTTCTTTCCTGTCATAGATAAACGCTTGACAAGAGGTGCCATCTTCAAGTTCTTTTGGAAAGCAGCAATAATTTCGTCACTCCAAATCTCTGGAATGAACTTGTCTGCTTTGGCCTTATTGACGATAGAGTTACCGCCAACTGTGCCGGGATACGTTTGTTCAGCCATTGTATTTCTCCTTTAGGCTACTTGACCCTCCTTTCCGCATAAGCTGCCATAATTTCAGGCTGTAGTGCCATGTAGCGGTCAGGGTCTTCTTTCATAAGTTTAATTAAGTCAGCACGACGATAAACTTTCTTACGAGATCCTTCTGATGTTCCACGAGCGTTGCCTGTGTTAGCAGACTGTACTGCACTCTTACGAGCTACCTTTTCAGCTTGCGCTGTCTGTTGGACTACTTGGTTACGTTCTTTCCAGTTACTAAATAGTTCATCAGCGGCATCGTAATCGTACTGTTGGTCAGCGTGTACAAACAAGTTTGTTCGGACTTTAGACCCCTTGATCCACTCAGCAAACTTAGGGTCTTGCAAAATACCTTCCATTTCTGGATGCTTAGATTTAAGCTGTGCAAGAGTAGCCTGTTGTTTGTATTGTTGTGTGTAAGCTTCTGCTTCTTTTATCTTAGGGTGGTTGTCTATAGCTCTGTTTACAGCAGTTGTAGGATCAATAAAGAAATCCGTATCATCTTCTTGTTGCTGTTGTTCAGGTGCTGGTTGGTTAACAAGTTGTGTCTGAATGTGGTTATCAACAACTTTTCGTAACTCTCCAACTTCCGTACTCTGCTTGCCAGTAAATCTTTCAAGCTCTTGGTGCATCTGCACTAGATCTTCTACTGACTTACCTTGGTACTTTTCTGGAAGTTCAGATGCTGCTTGAGGTTGCTCCTCTGGAGTCTCTACAGTATCTTCTGTGTCGAGTTGATCTGTTGCTTCTAACTCTTCTTCTGGACGCTCATCAATTAGTGTTGCTCTTGACATAATATAAACTTACCCCGCCTTATTAGGTTATGGAGAAATAAAATAGGAGTTGCCCCGGTTAGGATTCCTTACTAGTCTGTCCTGCGTTCTCGTGTTCACGTACCCACTTCATGTGCCTACCGGGAAAGTCCCCAGAGGCACCGTCAAGTATGTGACGAGTAGCAGAAACAATCTTTGTAGCGTTAGCACCACAGTCGCACCTACTGATTGTAGTGCCTTGTTCTACAAATTCTTCAAAAATATGTCCATTAGTACAACGAAACTCAAATACTTTAATCATTTTCTTCAGTCTTATTAGCTTCTTCGTAGTTATTAGTAACGATAGTTTCCATGTTGATTAAGTGGGCTAATACGTTTAGTTGTCCCTTACGGAAGTACATATCGTTAGCATCTTTAGTTGATTCTATGCTGTTAATGTTGTTAGCGTTGTTAGTAAATTCACTCGTAAGTTGCTTCCAACCGTCTGTCATAAAAAGACTAAAGTAGTTGTCGTAGTACGTTTGTGTTTCTTGATCCACTTGAGGCCCCTTAGGTTGTCTCTAGTTAATAGTATATACCTTAGTATACTTTATATTATACCATACTTTTACGCAAAAGTCAAGCTATTTTTACTGTTATTTTTACCGCTTCTTAGCTGTCTTAGCTGCTTTTTTGAAGGCAGAGGCCTTAGGCGCACCTTTAGACCCCGGTTTACGCATTTTTTCGCCTGAACCAGCGGCAATACGCTTACGTTTAGCATTAATGTTGCTGTACAAACCACGTTTAGCCATTTTAGTAACCCTTAGCCTTTTTTACTTTCTTTCCTGTCTTTTTAGCAGCAGCCTTAGCTTTTGCCTTACCTTTAGCTGTATAAGGGAACTTCTTTTTTCCGACCATTGGCATAGCTATCTCCTCACCATTTGGATTTATTTGCCCAGTAAGCCGCAGACATTTTACCTTTGGCTATGTTTTTAGCATGACGAGCCTTGAATGACTTACGCCTTGCCTTTTCTTTAGCAGTGCTAGGATTCTTACCCGCACCACTAACTCCTTGTTGTCCGTAACGTATAGTCTTTACTTTGTCGCCTTCCTTAGCTACAACTACGTGAGACTTTGTTGGATGATTAGGAGTCCTCTTTGGTTTGTTGTACCCGCTTACTCCCGCCCTTGCTAGCCTTGGATCCTTTTTGCTCATTGAGTTGGCCCTCTAGTTCCTTGACCCGGCTCTCCAGCAAGTCCAATCTGTCTAGGTGGTCGCTGAACGCCTTGTTGATTTGGTCTAGGAATTTGTTGGTTTCTGTTTGTGTCATTAGCACGACTAGGCTCTCCTTTACTGGCTTGGCTGTTAAGCGTTTTTTCTTTAAGTGCAATATTAGCAATCTTTAAACGACGTTCAAACTCTTTGTCATCTTCGTCACCTTCCCTAAGGTTTTTAGTAATTGCGTCAATCTTATTAATCTCAAGTTCTTGAGGTGCTAACTGAGCGTCAACAGAATATTTAACAGCCCTAGCTTGAGATTCTTCAGCTTGTCCTTGTAGTGCTGATGTTTGCGCCTGCTGTAACTGTAGCTGTGATTGTTGAACCGCCATAGCCATCTGTTGTTCTTCAGGATTAGGCTGAGATGCTTGTTGCATGGTTGCAATAAGGTCTTCACGGTTACTTAGGTTCATGTTGTCAATAATGCTTTGGATCAACACAGGGTACAGAGGACTGTCTTGCTTCATAGTCTGCAAGAGTTGTACAAGCTGTGTAACCTCGTACTCCCTAGCAATAATGCCTAGAGTAGACGTAGCAATAAACTTGTAGTCAGACACTGGGTAATTCTCAGGATCAAACTGCATGTACCTGTGAGCAGCCTTAGTAACAAAAGGCATAAGGAAAGACTGTTGGAAGTTTATAAGAGTGCGCTTATGACGCTTGATAATAGCACCAAGAGACATACTGATCCCAGCAGCAGTAGCCTCGCCATTAACTTGTCCTGCGATACCCGCTGAGTCAACGGCCCCAGTAGCCTGCTGTACCATGCCTTGGAGGGCTTGAGCCTGTGCAAACGTGATTTGTCCGACTTGACCAAAGTTAAACGGTTGTAGTACTTCACGCGGATCTCCGTTAGTTAGAATCATTTTGCCGGGACGTACTTCTGGTTTAGCTCCTCTAGGAAGCCGTGTAGCGTCGATAGCGAGCATTGGATGTATAGTGAGTGCTAGAGCATCAATACGAGCGCGTAACTCTGTATCTAGTGCCTTCTGGCTGTTGTAGCCCTTCTCACAAACACCACGACCCCAAAACCTTGATGGTACTACGTCCCAAGGAAAAGCAACTACAGGACGATCCTGCATCATGTACGGGTTAGCTTCAGCCTTAAGTAGCGTACCACCGTTAGCAATAACAACTATAGCCTCGACGTACTTACTGTCTTCTTCTACGTCTACTCCTTCTGCCTCTAGTAGTTCTCGTGGTACAAGCCCGTAGTACTTAGTTAATCTAACCTTGTCATCGTGGTACACAGATAAGTCTTGATCTGGCTCTAGTTCTGAATCAGGAGCCGCAGACTCAAGGTACGCCTCTTTGTATACCCCTTGTTCCTGTAGTAGCTCTACAGAGTGCATAGACACAAATTCATCAATGGCAACACCCATAGCGTCTTCGACAGACGTAGCTACAGGGTCGATAAGGAAGTTCTGAGGCATCACTGGCTTTAACTTAACAACAACCCTGTCCGTAATGTTAACGCCTACAGCCGTGAGATCCCCGCCCATAAGTGGTTGAGTTGCTGGGGCCATCTCCTTTATTTCTTCTAGTACAATCTCGCCAATGCCTGTACCAAAGACAGCAGAGTTAATTAAGCACTCCGCAACAGCCTTCCGTACTTTACAGGATTCAAAGTCTTCTGTTAGCTTGTTGCGTAGGTACAGTACGTCCTGACGCTCTTGGTCGTTCATGTCATCCTGTATATCAAACCACTTACCACGACCAAAAGTAGCTTCTTCTAGTTCTGCTACGTTAGACTCTACAGCCTGCTGTAACGCAGGAGAGATAATTCTAGAACGCTCTGACGCTCTTTCAGAGTCAGCAGGATCCCATTGACCTCTCCATAGCCTATAGTATTCCTCAAACTTTTGTTCGTAGTTTGACTCATAGTTGTCTCTCCAGTTGTCACACTTTATCATTACCCACTGTTCTAGCGACTCTTCAATTAAAAGTGGGTCAGGGCTATAAATTTCTTCTGCCATAGTATTTTCCTTAGATTATTGCTACGCTGTAACCAAGTGTAAAAAACACCACAGCAGAAATTGCGTAGATTCCGTATGTATTAAAGGGACGCCAAACACGCTTGGTACTCATAGATTTTACTAGCTCGTCTGGTAAAGGGTTCATCATTTTAGTAACCTGCCACTATATCTAATATTTCGTGATCGTCAACTTCAAAGTCGTAGTTGTATGCTACTTTAGCTAATTGATCTATGTATGCTAGTGCGTCAACCAAGTCATCGTGGGTCAGAGGATCAGGGAACTGAAACAGTTGATCCATGAATCTATTGTTCCACTCTGCCTTTCTTAGTTCTATTTGGCCGTTCTCAAACCTTCCCTGCAAAGCCCACATAACCCTATCAGTCTTTTTCTTGTTACCGTGGGTTAGTTCTTCGACTCTAAAAAATCTCCCGTACTGCTTCATTAAATCTGTCAGGGGACTCATTACAGCCTGCTTTGCTATACCTCTTTCAATACCAACACTAACGGGTTCGTAATCTCTAACGGCCTGAAATATCTTGGAGGCAGTCTCGTCAAGGCTCCACCGCCCATGTATAATGTTATCAACGTACCAACCATTAGTACCAACTTTAACAACAGCGATTGCAGTCTCATCAAGTTTAGTGTTCTTAGTTCTCTTCTTGTTAACTTCTTCAAAGCCAGCTAAGTCAATAGCGATATAGTACTGGGCATCGTCTGGTTCTTCTCCAAAGTGTACCCAATCTTCTTTGAACATTTCTGAGCCTCTTGCTTCAAATGAGGCCATAAACTCTTGTCGGAAGGCGTAACTCGACATGGACTTCTTTGCTGTGTCAATTTCTTCAGGGTCGAGGATGGGGTTGTCATAACTGGTAAAGTGCCACCCCTTGTAAGTTTCATCGTCACCTAGCTCCGCTAACTTGTACAACTCGTAAAAGTGATTCCTGCCCATAGGCGTACCTATGAACATCGCTGAACCTTTTTGGTCAGCTAGTGCTGGACGGAGGATCTGCTCCCATACGTCAGGCTTCATGTCTGCGTACTCGTCCATCACAAGAAACTTCAAGGAAACACCACGCATTGTCTCTGGCCTGTCGGCTCCTTTGAGACTAATCATGGCCCCGTTGACCAGCTTAATCTGTAGATTATTGATGTGGGCACCACTAATCACAGGGTTTCCTAGCTCCAAGAGGGTTTGCCACATGATATCACGGGCCTGTCCCTGCGTGGGCGCAACGTAAAAAACTTGACCTTTGTCGGTCTGTAGAGCATTAATGATAAGCATCCATGCAGCGAGGCGTGACTTCCCTGTCCGTCGCCCTGCCGCTACTACCTTGAACCGTGTGGGATCAGAGTAGACTTCCTGCTGCCACGGCAACAGTTGTACATTTAAATCTGTCAAAGTTTAACCTTGGCAACTTCTTTGCCATATACCATCAGTAAACGTATAACCATTCTGAAACGGTACGTAAGTCTCACACCACTCTGGAGAACCCGGAACAAGTCCATCATCTTCAACAGCTTCTGTTTCTACGTAGTCTCGCTTAGGCCAAGGGACTCTTTTACTAAACAAAATATTACCTGTGTTCTGATACTCTTGCTTAACATACATAACACTAGGATGTACAAAAACTTCTTCTCCGTTCTTTAGTGTGTATGTAGAACCATCTGGATAGTTAATAACAGTAGGTGTATCAGCAAATGCTGCAAAACTTGCAAGGCTAATTAACAGAGCAGCAATAGAAGTAATTACAAATACAAATGTTTTATCGGTCATGGTTTAGTTTCTCTTAGGTTAAGGTTTGTTTACTTTCTTTCAGTACGTCCACATAACAGGTAGTGAAACCCGTATGTCTAGGTGGATAAAGTCACCAGCGACCCCTATGCCAGTAAAACCGTGTTCTAAGGCAGCTTTTATTAACGAATACCGTTGAGCAGAGTTAGTTATCTTAATGTCTGCTGCTATGCCTTGCGCGTGAGTCCCCGGTATCTCTTTTATAGCCTCTAACGAGTGACTAGGGCTTCTGTAGCCGCTGGTAATAACAAATGGAAGACCACAATAGTGCCTGAGTGTGTCTAGTTTTTCTAGAAACTCAGGATTCATGTTGTTTTCTCCTGTTTCTTTACAGTCAAACTCTGTGATAGAGAAATACTTCACTTCTTAGTAGTTTTTTTCTTAGGTTTAGCTTCACTCAGGGTCTTTGCTGCCCTAGCTACGTCGTTGTTGTACGCTCGTTCACAGTGTTCATCATCAAACACAAAGTTAATAGACGCTCCTAGCCACGCCCAAGCCTTAGACTTGCTCTTTAACCTGTGGCTACGCCCTGATACAGACTCATTAGCGTTGTCACCTAGTAGTATGGCCACGTTTACTAACTGACTAGTGGCATCTCCTACTCTCACTACGTATCCTAGTACTTCGTCTAGTGCTTCTTCTACTTTACTCTGTGACATCCACTGATTCTCCATCAAACGTATTTTCCCCTTGAGTGCTACCAAACACTTCTGTAGCTCCAACACCAGTAATGTTGATCTGTATTGCGTTTCTACCACCGTCCTTCATTACTTCCTTCTCAAATGCACCAACAGGTAGTATACGATCCATTATTAACTTCCATGCTGCTGCTTGATTCTTGTGGTCATCGTTAGTTGTAGCATTAAAGATAGTCTGTAACACTAGTTCTGACTTAGGACTAGCTAGCATACGAGCTTTGTACTCATTTATGATGCCAGCATCGCCCTTAGGCCTACCTACTTTACCTCTAGAACCTGTGGTCTTAGCCTTTACTTCAGACTTCTTAGGTCTGCCTCTACTTCTCTTCCGTAAGTTTACTTCCTTACGTTCTGCTAATTGTTTAGTTAGGGTGTCATCTTCAGACATTATCCTGTGTTCCTTATGTTTAACATGAGTTCGCATGAGTCCCTTACCTAGGAGGCAACAGAAGAAGGGATCTATACGAACAGTTTAGTAGTCAACTAAGGCCCAACACCTGTCTTATTAATTCATCCTAGTATCTGCCTTATATTATACCATAGTTTTACACAAAAGTCAAGCTTTATTTAATGTAAATATATAACAAATACTACTTAGGGCATCTAGATTTATTACTTTAGTGCCGCCCGTGAATAAACACAAGGTATAACAAGGGGTTATACATATGTTAACTAACCTGCTTTTTAGCTAATTTAGCCTTATTTTGTGCATGGGTAGGTACAACAATAATAACCACAGGTAATCCCCCTCCCCCGGTATCAACACAAGGCCCACCCCTAGGCAACCCTCCAGTGTAACACAAGGCAGACACAAGATGCAAGGGTAAACATTGGTACTATTCACAAGGCTACAGGGGTTGACACGAGGGGCAGACTATGGTAGGGCCAAAGGCCTTGGGTGTATCACAAATAGTCCTGTGTTGTCAAGTGTAATATTCACGTTGACAAAGTGTGTGGACTAATGTAGGACCCTCAGGCTACACACCAGCTAATCACAAGCATACAACACGCTGAGATGTCAAGTCCCAGGGATGTGACATATTACCATTGACAACATGGGTATATTCTGGTAGGACATTGGATAAAATAAAGCTTGACATTAGTAACCTAGTCTGTTATTCGCAGGCGCGTTCCTCTTTATATGACTAGCGCCAGCCCATGTATAAATTGTGACATATTCACACTTGACTACTCATGGGATACC